AGTATGTATTGGTGATAAGGTATTATTTAGCAGGTTTGCTCCTAATATAGTTAAGGATAATGGTGATGAGTTTTATATATTAAAGGAAGAAGATATTTTAGGTATACTTGATGAATATTCAGATGTAAAGACAAAAATAAGCAGAGAAGAAATGGCTAAGATATACAAAGACGATTTAATTCAACCTTATTTAGAGGGTGGGAGAATCAATCCAGAATTTGCTAAAAGATACCCAAACAGTGAATTTATTAAAAACAAGGCAGATTAATTATGGAAACAGACATTAAAAAACTTATTGATAACAAGAAACAGCAAGACATACAAAAGCGCATATTGGAGTTAAAGGAAGAATCAAAAAAGATTGTTGACCAGATTAAGTTAATTCCTAATCTAACAGTAGAAGAAGCAAGAGCGATATTGACGATTGCTAGTAGTGTATTAGAAAGTGATATTAATGAAACTAAGTTTATATAATTTATGCAATACAAAATTATTTGGCTACAAACAGGCATTAAAACCAAGATATTAGAGGAATTAAATAAATATTTGGACGAAGGCTGGGTTATAGAAAGAGAGATTCATTTTGAAGATAATCTTATTCTTATATTACGTAAAAGTATTAATACTTTTTTATCTTAGTTCATATAAAATTAGCTAAAATTAGCATTTAATAGGTATATGGCAAATCAACAATACAATGGTGGAAGAAAACCACAATACATAGAACAATTCAGAACCGCTATAATTAATAAGAGCTGGCAGTTTTTAGATGAAACTTTTGACCAAGAAACTGATAAAGGCAAGAAGTTAGAATTGGTTAAGATATTAATGCCAGTATTAGCCAAAACTGTACCGCAGGTTAATATTAATGAGAATGAGAATAAGACAGAGATAAGTTTAGATGATTCAACGAAAGAAGTATTAGCTGAAATTTTGGGTGTGTTTAAGAATAAATTGAGAGATAATGATAACTCAACAACAAATACAACAATACTTAAAGGAGAATAGTATTTATGGGTTTATTAAGCTGAATGGTATTTTGACTGAAAAGGGGACTGAGTTAAATTGGAAACAACATAAATTCTTATTTGATATATACGATGATTGGTCTCCTATAATAGCTTGTATTAAAGCAAGTCAGATAGGATTCAGCACAATGGCAATATTAAAGGTGTTATATGCATCTAAGTATAAGAAGTGGAACATTATTTATACTTTGCCATCGGCTGGCGATGTGAACACATTTGTTAGTTCAAAGGTTAATCCGATAATTAATAACAATTTATTCTTGAAGAATCTGGTTCAAGACAAAGACACGATATTTCAGAAACAGATAGGTAATTCAGTTATTTTCTTTAAGGGAACAATATCAGGAAAGGCGGCAGAACAGAAGACTGAATCGTCAACTGGTATTATGATTAGTAGTGATTTGAACGTACATGATGAAGCAGACAGAAGCGATCAGGTTATACTAGAGCAGTTTGAATCTCGTTTAGATTTCTCACAATATAAGGGTCGGTGGTATTTCAGTAATCCGACAGTTCCTAATATAGGTGCTCATAAGTGGTTTATAAAGAGTGACCAGAAGCACTGGTTTCATAAGTGTTCAAGATGTAATGAATGGTTTTATCTTGAGTGGAATGATTTATGCGTAGATAGAAATAAGAGATGTTACTTATGTCCTAAGTGTCATCAGCCATTACGAGATGAGGATAGGAATAATGGTGAATGGGTAAAGAAGTGGAATAACAGGGATATATCTGGGTATTGGATTAATCAAATGATGGCTAGTTGGAAGAGTTGTGATGAGTTACTTACAAAGGAAGCCGAAAGTTCAAAATCTCATTTCAATAACTTCTGTTTGGGGTTGCCTTATATAGGGTCAGATATAGTTGTAAACAGGGAAATCATCGTAAATAACATAATTTTAACTAAAAACGAGGCTCAAAATTGCGCTATGGGCGTAGATAATGGAGTTATCAAGCATTATGTATTGGGTAATGATAAAGGTATATTCAAGGTTGGAAAGACTAAGGATTGGGACGAGATAGAAAGGTTGATACAAATATATAAACCGATGACAGTAATTGACGCATTGCCATTTCCTAAGAAACCGACAGAGTTAGTTCAGAAGTATAAGCATAGAGTTTACTTAAATTTTTATAAAAAGGATAAAGACGATTTAAAGGTTATAAGGTGGGGCAAGGGTGATAAGAGTGGAACAGTATATACAGATAGAACCAAGATAATCGACGAAGTGATCGAACAGATGTATTCAGGCAAGATAACATTTAACATGACGGCTTATGAGTTAGATGAGTATATCAGGCATTGGGAAAGCCTATATCTGTCTAAAGTTGAAGATTCAATGGGAATAGAGAGGACAAACTGGGAAAGTAGTAATGGTGAAGACCATTTAGTTCATGCGACAATTTATTGGTATTTGGCTATGCAAAGATTGAAAGAGGGGCAGGGAGGGACAGTTAAGCCAGATTTGTTGGGCGAGCATTCATATTCGCCAGTAGTTAAGGACGGCAAGATAGAAGATGAGAGTATGGATATAAAATACGCATTTGAAGAACCTAAAAAAAATTGGGATTCAATATGATTATTCAACAGATTCAAATTGTAAAAAAAACTGAAACCAAGTATGATATACGGTGTGGAAGTTGTAACAAGAAATTATTTGAGGTAAGTCTTTTCCCGACCAATAACAAGATAACGATAATATGCCCTAGATGTGGGGCGACAAATATAATTAAATAGAGGTTCTTGAAACCCGAAGTAAGGGAGGTTCTTATGAAACCCGTTCGGGTTTTTTTATTATATGGATATAAGACAATTTTTTACTCGAAAACAAGGCATAGATAATACTAACCAGGAAGAGGGTGTTCAAGATGTAGTTGATACATTAAGTCTTGATATACCCGATAAGGATTTAGTTAATACGATAGATTTACGAATTAAAGAGGCAAGCACAAAAAAGAATGAGATTGACAAGGTAAACGAAGTTAATGAGAAGTTTTATTTAGGTCAACAGATAGATTCAGGAAGTTTATATCCTCATCAGGCACAGATAGTTGATAATAGGATATTCCTTGCGGTTGATACGATAGTTCCTATATTGGCCACTAAGAAGCGAGAGCCAGTAGTAATGCCGGCGCAGAACACCGATGAATCAAGGGAATCAGCTATATTGGCGCAGGAGTATTTGAGTTGGAAGTTTAACGAACTGAAGATGCACATGAAAATATCTGATTTGGTTAGGTTTTTCAATATTTATAGGTACTGCGTATTGAAATATAGATACGTTGGTGAACCCTATAATGACTTCGTAGTTGAGGTTAAGCGACCAGAATCAATCGTAATAGACAATAAGGCTAATTCAGATGATATAGAGTTTGTTGGTGAGTATCTTGAAGATACAGCAGAGAACTTGCTTGATAAGTTTGCCATGAAAGGTGACAAAATTGATAAGAAGAAGAAGGATAAGATTTTGAAAGAGTTACAGCTTAACGATAAACAGCTAGGTACAAAGGTAAAGTATTTAGAGTTTTGGACAGATGATTTCGTTGTTTGGAAGGTAAATAATGTAATTTTAGATAAAGCTAAGAACCCTAATTATTTATGGGACACTAAGGGAAAGAAGGCATTTAATCATTTCAGTTCTCCTAAGAAGCCATATATTATATTGAGTTGGCAGAATCTTCTTAAAGGGGTTTATGGCGACACAACAGCGTTAGAGCAGGCAATGACTTTACAGAAGAATATTAACAAGCGTAAACGACAGATTAGCGATAATGCCGACCAAGCCAATGGTACTTGGGTATTCAATACAAAGTATTTCTCAGCTAAAGAAATATCCAAATTTACAGGCGCACCAAATCAACATATTAAGTACGAAGGTGATGACCCAGTAAGTAATGCTGTTACTAGACTATATGCTAAGGATTTAGGACAACAGGTATTCTTGGACTTACAAGATGACAAGAATGAATGCGATAACATATTCGGTGTTCATTCAACGACAAGGGGTGAGAGAACTGATCAGAAGACGGCAACCGAATCAAATCTATTAAAACAATCAGATTATGGAAGACTAGACTTAATGAGTCAATACATAGATTCTAAAATGGAAGAACTTTACAATGCGTTTATTCAAATGGTTTTAGTGTACTACGATAAAATGAAGATGCTTAAAGTATTGGGTCCAGATAAGTCAAAAGAGTTTATAGAGTTTAGTCGGGATAATATTGAAGAAGGCATTGAAATAATCGTTAAAACAGAGCCATTATTAGCTAAGGCTGAAGAGATAGATAAATATATGCAGTTATACAAGGCTGGTGCAGTTGACCCATTGACGATGTATGAGCGGTTAAATATCCCTAATCCAAAAGAATTAACTAGAAGAGTGATAATGTTTCAACAAGACCCAAAGATGTATTTAGCTGAATTTGCTATTGATGAGAATACTCCCGGATATGAGAATGACCCAGTTGTTACGGCCAAAAAGGATATTCAAGCAATAGAGAATGATGAACAGATTAATCCTCAGACCGAAGTGTACCCAGAGCATATTAAAGAACACACCAAATATTTAAAAAGTGAACGATATAAAAAACTTAAAGTTGATAAACAACAGTTCATGGTTGACCATGTAAAAGCTGAAATGGACACCATGAAACAAGTTAGTCAACAAGTTAAATAATATGCCATTTGGTAAATACCGAGACTTCCAAGATTGTGTTAATAAGAATAAAGATAAGGACAATCCCGAAGCGTATTGTGCTGTTATTGAAAGAACCATAAGAAAAAGACGAGTTAAAAAATAATATAAATTGTCCTCTTAATGGACATTAAACCTTATGCTTAATGAAAACGATGCAAATATTGAGGAGAAAGAAACTCCTCAGGAATCATCAACCGAAACAAAAACTACTTCTTCCGACGACAGAGAAGTCGCAAAAGAGTCAAAAGACTCTCAAACACAAGAAGATTTAGGGTCTTCACGATTTAGTGATAGATTCAAACAAATCTATGGTGAAAAGAAACGACTTGAGAGAGAGAACGAAGAATTAAAAGCTCAAATCAAGCCAGTTGAGGCAGAAGAAAAAGACGATATACCTGCTACTTGGGACGAGGCGGAAGAAAAACTGCTAACCAAGTTCGAACAGCGACAAGCAGAGAAGATTAAAGCCGATGAAGCCAAATTAGAGAAATTCCAAAAACAGCTTAACCGAGAATTATCAGAAACTAAAAAGGTCTATAAAGACATAGACGAAGATAAACTCTGGGATTACATGGCTCAAAATGGAATAACTAATGTCTTTGAAGCGGCTGCTAAAATGCAGACAGTCAACAATTCTGGCAATAAAGAAGTTTCATCAAAGATTGGGTCTGGGTCTAAAAACACAACCGAGAAGCCACAAATGACATACGAACAGTTACATAATACTAGCTTGGACGATTTGTCATTATAATTAACTAATTGAAAAATTTATGGCTTTTAGCGATGAAGTAACAAATTTTTGCGACCAAAATGTCGCTCCAAAAATAGTGGATAACATTTTGCAAGGTAACTTTGCTGCTTTCAGATTTATTGGAAATGGTAAAAAGTTTAGAGGTACAACAAATCCTATTAGAATAAAATATCAGAAGTCATCTCAAGGTGGCAGTTATTCTGGTATGGGTAACTTTGCAATGGCAGTTGAAGCAAACACGGTTAATTTGAATTTTACTCCAAAACAGTATGCTCAACCAGTTACAGTCAATAATCTTGATTTAGCTGTTAATGACAATGCAAAAGTGATTGATTACTTAAAATATAGAATGGAATCAGCTCAAGATGATATGATTGATGATTTAGGTGATATTTTCTATGGTAGTGGTTCTGGCAATGATCCTGATGGATTAAAGAACATCGTTGACGATGGCACAGTTCAATCAACATGGGGCGGACAGAGCAGAACAACTTATTCAACATTAAATGCTGATGTATCAAGTGCAGTTGGTGAACTTACAATAGATGTAATGGCAGCTTCGATTGATGCTATTTCTATTGGCAATCAATATCCAACAGTTGCTATTACAACTAAGACTGTATATTCAATTATTGAGAGATTACTATTTCCAACATTAAGTTCAAATGTTTCTTTGGGAACACGTGGAAGATTAACTCGCAGAGGTTGGATGTCAGGTGAGGGTGGATTAGACGGCAAGTTTGGGTTTACTGCAATTTCTTATCGTGGTATTCCTATAGTTGCTGATGACAAATGCACCTCTGGTTACTTGTATTGGTTAAATGAAAATAGTCTATGGTGGGCTAGTTTGCCACATCCAGTACACGGAACAGTAAATCTTGGTAATTCAACTATTAATTCTGTTTCTGATGCTCCTTCTGGCAATCATGGTATTTGCTGGACAGGGTTAAAAGAGCCTGTAAATGCTGATGGTCAAACAGGTCAATTCCTGTTATACGGTCAGATGATTTGCGATGCTCCAAGACTTAATGCGTTAGATTACGGGATTACCTCGTGATATACCTTGCTCTATTCTAAATTAAGAGATTCAAAATTAAATAATTTTAATACGTGGGTCATGGTTCTATGTATTCTTAGTAATCTTAGATGTAATCCATGTATTAAATTGTAATTTATATGGCGATAAAAGATATAGGTTATTATGTAACGCCGATTAAATCTCAACACAACACAATGGGTATTCATGGTATTCAGTTTTTAGCTGATTCTTCTGATCCAACGGATGCAGATTTAGCTGAAGGCAGATTACATTATTACACAGGTGTTGGATTGAAGGTTTATACAGGTTCAAGTTGGGTAACACTTGGGTCTGGCAGTGGTGGAATTACAAGTTGGGATGGGCTATATGCACTTGATAAGTCAATGACTATTGATGGTGCAAGTATGGTATTTGCTGGTACTCATGCAAGTAATGATGTATTTACAATAACAAATGCTAGTGGTAGCGGTGATTGTTTACAAATTACAAACTCTGGCACTGGTTCAGACATAAAAGGTACTTCAAATACATGGTCTATTTCCAAAGCTGGTGCTGCTGTTCTCACAACAATAACAGGTTGTGCTTCAGTTACGGCTGCAACAAACTTAGCTTTAGAAGCTAATGCAACTGGTACGATTACTATTGGT